TGGACGTCGTCCCAGTCGAGCTTCCAATGGTGCGTCAGATCAACCGCGTAGACGTAGCCGATGCCGTCCGGGGCGTCGCCCTGCGACATGTGCCAGCTACCTCGAAACGTTTTGCCGCCCCTGGTCCCAATGATGCGGTCAGGGTCAGCGGCCATGTTGTAGCCCGGCTTCTTCGCCTTCCAGCCGGCGTAGAGGCGTTCCTGTTCGCTTCGGGGGCGCCCCGCGGACTCTATGCGTAGATGGGTGCGGAGGACGTCAGAGCGCCTGTACGCCCGGCTCAGCCTAAAAGCCAGGAGGGGTTCGAGCAGTCGGACGTTCTCGTCGCCGTCGTCCTTGAACCCTTCGAGGTAGTCGAGGTCCGCCGGATAGTCGGGGTAGGTCACTGTCCGGCAGCCCGCGCGGCTTCCTGCTCGGCGACCCAGGCATCCCAGTCGGCGACAACAGCGTCAGTCCATGTCGCCGCAGCGACAGCGGCCACCCGGTCGCTTTGCCCGGTGGTGTCGTCGCCAGGGTTGAGAACCTGCCGGTGGAACGACCGCGCCAACTCGGCACCGTCGTCTACGACGATAGTTGCGGTGCGGACCTGGAGTTGGCCCCGCTGGAGCACCTCGATCCGGTCCACTTCGACGGTTTTGGTTAGTGCCATGTTTGCCTCCTTAGGCGTTCGCGTAGTACCAGCCGCCGACGTTTATCGAGCTGCCGGTATCTATGAACGCGGCGGCCTCCTGGCGGGCCGCCCGACCGTTCAGGTTGTCGATGGCTATATACGACTGGCCGGCCGCCGTCTGGCCCTGCGCCGGGCCGTTCATGTTGCCGTTCGTGAAGAAAAGGGAAGTGTTGATAATCGACCGCTCTGCGTTCACGGACAGGTCGCCGACGGGGAACGGCAACCCCAGAAGCTTCAACGTCCCGCTGGGGCTGCTAATAGCCGAAATGGCAAACGAACCCGAGATGAACACGGCGCGGCCAATTTTGACGTAGGCGCCATCGTCGTAGCTTGTATTCACGGTGATCGACCCGGAACCTGTCTCACATGTTGCTTGCCACGTTCCTTCCTCGTAGTCGTCCAAAGTGTTGACGTCGGAACTGTTGAGGCCGTCGAGTTTCAGACCGCCGCCCGACGTAGTCAGTTGCAGCGTGGTCCCGTTATAGGTCGCGGTGGATTCGGCGACAATCGACGAGCTGGAACCGTAGGTGCCGATTCCGTTCGCGGTCGAACCCGACCACGTCATCCCGGCGGCGGCGACCGTCTGCGTTGATCCGTCGGAAAACTCGAGGCCGCCGGAATCCAGCACGATGCGGTTGTTCGTCAGGTCCATGATCATCGGGAGGATCTCCCCGGTGTCACCAGTCATGCCTTCCTTGATCGTCGCAATCAGGAAGTCCCGGAGCAGGTTCTGGTCTGACGAGCTGAGAACCTCACCGGCGGTGAACTCGCCCGGCACCCCCGAAAATGTTTGCTGAGCCATGTTTGCCTCCTATGGGGCGAGTTTATTCGCGTCGAGGTGACCGTCTAGGGCGTTGTCGAGTATCAGGAACACGTTCTCGCCGGAACCTGACGTCGACAGGCGCATAGACCAGTCGTTCGGGGTGATGTCATGCCGGACGCCCTCGACGCGCAGGATGCGGGTCTGCGCGTCGCTTGAACCGGCCGGCGTGAACGTCGCTTTGAGGCCGTCGTAGATGCCGAGTTTGGCGACCTTTTCGGCCTGGGCTTCTGTCATGGATCGTGGTTTGCAATCCAACGAAATGACTCGAAGCGACGGCGTCGAATGCAGCGCCACGAAATTTTTGCACGCTGTCATTACGTCCGCGTCGTTGAGGTTCAACAGGTTGCGGCGCACGATGGCCCTAATGCCGTACGCGGGCTGCCCGATCACGTTTTCGTCGTAGGTCCGATCGTTACCGGTCGACCCGGCGTAGATGCCCCTTGTGTAGAGCAGCTCGGAGCCGTAGCTGGTCTGGAACCCGGTCATCGGGGGTGTGGATGCGCCTGTGGACGACCCGCCGAACGTTAGCCCGGTCGCAAACGACGCCGAGTTTCGGGCCTTGTACGTCAGGACGTTGCCACGCTTCGTCGACGCCGCCGCAGCGCCCGCTGGGATGCCCTGCCGGCAGAAAATGGCGCCATCCTCCGACTGGGCGAGCCGGGCCGTGTACGTCGCTGTCTGGAGGCGGGCGACTGTTTCGGCGGCCATCGTCACCGACGAAGTGTCGATCGAACGATCAACCGGGTTTGATTCGTCCGGGTAAGCGACCTGGGCGTTGTCGAGAATCGCCGTGAACCTCGCCGACCCGACCTGCTCGGCGAATGTCGCGTTGCCGGTTACGCCGTTGATGTTGTCGACGAGTTCGGTGCGGGCCAGCTTCGACAGGCCGTCGGACGCTTTGACGATCATCACCGACTAGTTTTTGTCCGGGTAGGTGATGTCGGTGTCGTCGATGTTGCCGCGAAACAGGGTTGTCGGTTCGGACGCCGAGTTGAGGTAAACGAGGACGCGTAGCTCGGCGTTGATCCATTGGGCGTCGCCGTAGGTGCCGCCGGTGAGCGGCCCGTACTTGTTATCGTCGTTGTTGAGCGCCAGGGTGCAGGTGCCGGCCGTGAACGCATCGAGGACACGTTGGCGGCCTGTGCTGATCTTGATGCCGCGCACATCGGCGGTGACGGCGCGCCGCGACCCGTCGAGGTAAATCTGGACGACGAACGTGGGGGCTGCCATCGGCTAGTTCGCGCTCTGCTGCCAATGCGGCGGGAGCGGGCCGTTGCCGTCGACGTACTTGCCGAGCGCCTCGACGACTTCCTGGCCGGACACAGCCGGAGCGTTGATAACGATATTCGGTGGCCCCTGCCCGATCATCTGCTGGGCGCCAGAAGTGCCGAGCCACGCGAGTATTTCAGCGTCGGTCGGCCCACCGCCGGCGAGCTGCTCGGCACTAGGTCCGGCACCGGTCAAGACGTCGACAACCGAGCCGCCGGTCGTTCCTTCTAGTTGGCTAATGCCTGGTCCCGCCGTCACTGCGGCGGCGGTGGCGGCGGTGGTGGTGGCCAATGCGGTAGCGATTGCCGCAGCTACCGCGCTAGCCGTCATCGCGTCGATTTCTGACTGGCTCAACCCTGGGAACGGTTCTCCAGCAGTCGTCGCCGCGGCGGCGGCGGCGGCGGCTTCGATAGCGGCCGCAGCGTTTTCGAGGTTGGCGACCGCGTTGAAAACGTCGGTCGCCGGGGTGGGGGCGCCGCCGCCGCCGCGCTGATCGAGCGGCCTATCGAACGCGCCTGCAGCGCCAGCGCCCTCGAACGCCACTTTGAGCGCCTCCTGCACCGGGTCCGATTCAAGGGTTTCCTGCACACCACCGACGAACTTCCATACGGCGTCGAAAGCTGCCGCCGCAAACGCGAGTTCGGCCGACGCCTTCCATGAGTCCCACAACCCGAGGTCGTCGATTTCGTCCTGGGACAGACCGCCGACGGCGTCTGTTATTTCCGTTATGAAACCGGAGGCGATCACTTTGCCTGCCAGGACGCCGCCCTCATGCCAGGACGGGTCCGACCAGAACTGGCGAACAGCGGGCAGAACCACTTCGTTCAGGTGCGTCACAATCGACGTAAACGCCGGCAGGAGCGCGGTACCGATCTCGGTTTGGATCTTGTCCCATTCACCGGCGAGGAGCTTCGACTGGTTCGTCGCCGAATCCGCGGTGCGGGTGAAATCGCCCATCTGGACGTTGGTCTGCTCCAGAATGACTTCGTAAGCGGCGAGGGCTTTCGCCTGAGGCGTGAGCGCGTCCTTCGTGCTGGTAATGATGCCCTTTTCGAGGGCTTTTGCTTTCAGCGTGGCCGCGTCGAGCAGGACACCGAAGCGGCGCAACGGTTCGGCTTCGCCGCGGAGGCCGGCCTGGATCGCGGTCAGGGTTTCCTCGACCGTTGCGTCATTGAATGACGACATGTCGCCAGCGAGGCCGACGAGGGTGGTAGCCATCGACGCCGAATCGGCTTCGGTCATCCCCATAGCTGACCCGAGGGTTCCGATCACCCCGGTGGCTTCCAGGGCGGCGCGTTCCGTTACACCGAACGCGTGCAGCGACGTTTCAGCGAACGCTTCGACCGCTTTGGCTGATTCGCCGAAAACGACCCGGTTTTTGCTGAGCGATTCCTCCATCGACGCGGCTTTGTCGATCATCGGTTTCAGCGCGGCAGCTGTGGCGACCGCAACACCGCCCAGGGCGGCGAACCCGACGCCGGCCATCCTGGTGGCGCGCATCAGCTTGTCGGACATCAGCTGTGAGCCTTTGGAAACCCGCTTGAACGACTTCTGCAGGTTCTTGTCGCGGCCGACGAGGTTGACGGTGAGTGTTCTGGTCGTTGATGCCATTAGCCCGCCACCTTCCTGAGTACCTTCTCGATGTTGTCGGTGTATTCCTTCCGAATAAACCCGTTCAGACGCCTGATCGTCGGAAACAGAACGTAGCCGCCGCGCCGCTTGATCGGGAACTGCATCGTCGTTTCCTTGTTGCGGCCGCCGAACTCGGCTCCCATGACGAAATCGCCGGCAGATGGGCGGTTCTTGCGCCTCGACACGGCTGCCTTGCGGGCACCGCCGATCTTGACTTTCGGAACGGTGCCCTGGACGGCGCGCAGCGACGGCACAATGGTTTCGTACTGCTGCGCCGACCAGATCACGCGGGCCTTCTTTTTCATTTCGACGACGACTTTGTCGGCAATGACCTTGTTGCCCTGCTTTATCGCCTTTTTGGTTTCAGCCGGGGCGAACCGCAGCTCCCGGAGAAACTCGTCGAGGCCGAACATCTCGGCGCCGACCATCGTGCGGTTATTCGACGGCTTTCGTGCCATTAGCGCCGGTTCCTCGCTTTCGCTTTCTCTGCTTCGTCGGCCTGGTACTCCAACACCCGCACAATCGCGTTCAACATTTCCGGCGGGCACCGGACAAGGTCTAAGGGCGAAATCCCTGTGCGGACGCTGAGGGCGGCGATTTGGACGATCAGGCTGTCCCAGCCGAGGACAAAGGGCTGTCGTCGTCCTCGTCGCCGACCGCTTCGATGTCCTCCAGCAGATCCAACCACTTGTCGAACGGCTTGACCGCCGGGCCGTTGCCGGCTTCGGCTTCCTGCCACGCCGCCCGATGCGCCAACCACGCAAGATGCTCGACGCGGACTTCCGACATGGCTTTCCCGATACCGAGGCCCCAATGGCGCTCGAACGCGACTATGGCGGCCGGGCCGGCCACCAGGGTGCGTTCGGCGCCGTCGTGGGCGACCCGTAGCGTGATCTTCATCGAGTTTTTCATGATGCTCCCCTCGGTTTGTTAGCTGGTTGCTCGGGTGATGGTCCCTGACACAGGCCACGACACGCTCAGCGTGCTGAGGCTCCCGACTTCGGCTGATATGGGCGTGTACGCGGTGACGAGCGCCGAGCCGGAATAGCTCGGGTTGGTGGCGCCAACCGACGCGCTGGTCGGCTTGAACACGAACGCCGTGAGGGTGCCGACGAGGCCGGTCAGGGTCGCGTCGACCTCGGAGGCCGCATAGTCCTGGTTGAACGAAATGTTCAGGGTTGCGTCGCCCAGGCCGCCGATGCGGGTGCGCGTCGCGTCGCCGAACGCGGTGGTTTCGACGTCGTCGTAGCTGATTTCCAGCGACGCCGAGGTCATGTGGTCGGAAAGATCCACACCGCCGACGGTAAGGGTGGCGGTTGCGCCGCCGATGAGTTCTGCCATGTTGTTAGCCCTCCTGTGGGCGCTTGCCGCCGGCCAGGTGGCCGCCGTCGATTAGACGCTGCGCGTCCTCGTCCGACATATCGGATGAGAACGTCGAGCCTGGTTCATTTCCGAAAACGGCGTGGTTGCCCACCACCGTGTATTCCTGCTTTTTCTTCGGCATTAGGCGTAGACCTCCACGCTGTATTCGCACCCCAGAAACGGGGTGTCGTTGATGTCGACCAGGCCGTAGGTGTTCGCCGATACGACCTGGCAGGTCGAACAGGTGCCACCCAAAGTGACGTCGCCCTCGATGAGCGCCCGAATCGACCCTGAACCGGACAGGAACCCGTCGAGGAGCGTCTGGTTGGCTTCCTCGTCGAAACGCTGCGCCAGTACCAGGATGTTGAACACGAACCGCTCTAAGCCGTTGTTGAACGCCTGGTGGTATTCGGCGACCGGAGAACCGGGCTGCACTATCGCAGCTGGCACCGACACCGTGTCGGGAACCGTCGCGGCGACCTGGATGAACGTCGAGCTGGTCGCCAACCGGGTTTTCAGGCCGGATCGGATCGCCGAATAGTCGGCCATTAGGAGATTCCGGGGCGCCGGTAATCCATCAGCAGGTGCGCGATGTCCGGGTCGGACCGCGAGATGCGAACCGGCCCGAAGTCTCCGACACCGATGACGC